CAATTCTATTTAAAACACCATCAGCTAACTCTACTGTTTCAATATGATTTTCTGTACTAGAAAACCACCACCCATTTATCCATGCTTTACCTGGAGCTATAGTAACTGTCATGTTGTCATTTGCCACAACTTGAAGTTGACTTGAAGTTCCACCGAAAACACCATTACCTATAAATGAGGCAAAATAGGCTGCAAACTGTTCGGCTACATACACTCTATCATACTGACCGTTAACAAGTTTGGCATTAAAAAAACCACATTGCTGTGCCATTGTATACCTCCTAACTTATTGCCCTTTTAACTTTCTCTAACATAGTTGGATAAGAATACCCAAACGTTAATGTTAAAGAATACTCACTACCAAAACTCTCTTCAACACTTGTTATACGTGCTGATACCTTAACCATTAGTTGTCTATCAATAACAGTAACTTTATCACCTTTAAAATAGTCTTTACCAAACACATATTGTAAGTCTCCAAACTGTCTTATCTTTGCATCAAATGTTTCTGTTATTGCATTCTCTGCAAGTTTTTCTTTACCTCTCTGAGTTAATGAAGCAATGTACTCTGTAGTTGAAAGTGTTACAGTCTCACCAGAATCTCCATTAGATACTTCTGACTGCACATCTCTTGCATCTACATACAGTTCCTTTCTATCTAAACCTGAACCATTTTCATTTCCAACCGTTACAGATTTTCTATTGGAGCCTTTATCCTCTCCTTGTACAAATGCTACTGTTTTATAGTTATCTATACTTGAGTAATACTCACTGCTTAAAATATCCTCAAGGTCTGTGTCAAATACTACAACATCATTAGTTGTATTCTCCATAGTCCTATCAACACCTGTATATACATCAAATACAAATTGTTTATTATATGGGTCAAACTTAACACTAAAACCTATATCACTCTCTGTAGCCAAATCTGATATAGCATCATAAACAGGCTTACCTGTTTTCTGGTAGTTATTTATACGCTTACCAATATTCTTATCGGCTGTACAAACAAGGTACGGTATCTTCCTCCTTGAATCAACTGGTGATATACATTGTGTCTTAATTATATCATACATAATAGAACTTGTCAACCCACTTTTTGTATATCCACCCCAAATAATTCTATCGAGTAAAAGCTTCTCAAGCGTTCTGCCTTTTACATGGTAAGACTTTTCACCGTTGTCATTTATCTGAGACTTCACAATCTCTATGATTCCTGCATTATCTCCACCGCACCAAATAAAATTACCTTTCTTAATCAACTCAGAATTGTCGTCCATTATTGGTGCCCATAACTCAAAGTTTGCATACCCATTAAACATATCTGGCCATATAAAACTCGTATACTGTGTCAATTCACCGATTGGCTCAAATGTTGTATTGTCTATCTTAAATATAATTATCTGGATATTTTTTGTTAGAAACATTCTTGCACCTCCAGATATTTATTGTTGTACTCAATAGTACAATCTAGTGAATCTATACCACTATCTGCATCGTACTTAAAAGCATTGTCACCTATATCTAGCTGTAGCCATGTACTCATCAAATCTCTATACTTGAAGTAATTAGTGGAAACACCATTAAGTGTACCTATTATCTTCTTCTCACCAATAGTTGTACTCACCACAACAGTCTCGCCTGCAACAAGAGTTTTGTTTATCTTAAACTGTTCTTGAGTATAAATATTTATAAGTGATGGGTTTACAACAGTGCCTGTAGCTTTAAATACTATATTCATACCTGTTTGAACAGACCCACTATTTGTTATGTTGACAATTAAGCTAGGCTGTCTAAGCCCCATCATCACTGTAGGCATACCATTATCAACAGCAGATAACATCATTGGAAAATGAAACATTCCCAACATACCGGCTATAGGTACATTTGTCACATTTGTATCTTTAAACAATGGATTTGCAGCTAGGCCTGTTATTTCAAACCTACATACAACTTCATTGTTTTCCTTAACTGTTGTAGAATACTTAATTGTTTTATCTGGTAAAAATTCTAATGAGTAATGTTTATACATAAGTATAATTGGTTGCTGCGGATTTACAAATCCATTTAACATTTTCTTTCTTTGAGACATGTGTAATTCTGAATTTGAAACAATCCAACCACTTACAGATACATCTCTAGTTTCTAGTGAAGTACTTGTAACATATACACCGATTTGGTTTACATACTTGTAAGAATGATGAGTACCTTTTATCTGACCCCAATCAACCTTATCAAGTATGTAAAACGGTGTTGTAACAACGTCAAGCTCTAGTAGAGCTGAAGTCTGTTTATTTTTTAATATAACGTTCTCTACCATAACTCAACCTCCATTACAAAAATCCCTCTGCCAAATCTCTCTGTGTTCTTCTTAATAGTCTAGCTGCCTCCACTTCATCAATAGACTTATTAGAATAGAACGTAAAGTTATTAACAGTTTCTCCGTTACTACCAAACCTTCCGCTGTTCATTGGAGATAGACTATCAGACGGTTTACCTTTAACAACTAAGTTAGACATATCTCCACCGTTAAATAAAGACTCACCAATAACATTCATTTCTGATAAGTCAGTCTTTATATTTTCAACAGTTGTAGATAATCTGTCCTCAATAGATGCAAACCAATCAGCCATATCTGTAACTACAGACTGGAAATTATTTGATAAACCACCAATATCTACACCATCTGTATCAAAGTCTTTAATCTCTTTGTTTAGCTCGTTCTCCATATCAGATACAGCCTGTGGTAATGTGTCTTTAAATCCTTGAGCTATACCTGGAGCAATCCATGCACCAACATCGTCTCTAAAAACTTTAGACGGTGAATTAATCTTCAACACGCCTTTTACAGACCTAACAAGTGAACCTGCTAAATCCTTAACATTATCAACAAGGTCTGTCCAGCTATCACTTATACCTTGCCATAAACCGTCAACAATATCAGAACCAATTCGTAAGAAGTCGTCTTTTATTTTATTAAATGCATTCTTAACATCATCTTTAATTTTATTTACCTTGGCAACTAAATCTGATGCTAAATTTGTTATAGTTGTTATAACTGCATTCTTCATGTTTGTAAATTCATTACTAACAGAAGTTTTTATATTGGTGACAGTATTTACAAATGTAGTTTTAATTCCATTTACAATATTTGTCAACAGTGAACTTAAAACTTGCATTGTTGTAACAACTAAGTTCTGCATGTTTGTAAATGATGTACTAACAAATGTAACTATGGCACTAATAACTGTAGATATAAATGTTTGTATAGCAGTAAAAATTGTAGATATTATCTGCTGCATAGTTGTTATTGCAGTTTCAACACCAGACTTTACAGCATCAAATCCTTTTACAACAGTATCAACTATATTTGTTATTATATTTACTATAGTTGTAACTATAAACTCAAACACAGTAACTATTAAATTTGATATAAAATCTAGTACTGTGCTTATAACAGTTATAATACCATTCCATGCTGCAGTAATTACAAATAATATAGCATCACACACAGCTGTTATAAAGTTTACATAAGAGTTCCAACCATTTACTATAGCCGTATAAATGTTATAAAGGAAATCAGCAACAGCTGTAGCAGCATTATTCCAAGCATTCCATATAGCAGTGTATAGATTATATAATACAGTAGCAACAAAATCAACTGCACCATTCCAAGCAGCTACAATGCCATCTACAACTGTTTTAACAATGGCAACTATACCGTCCCATATCTGGCCCCAAGAAGTTCCAAACTGCTCAAGATAATTTGTTATAGCTATAAATGCAGCTATAAACGGTGCCGCAAAAAATTCAACAACACCAATCAATATGGATTTTAAACCATTTACAGCATCTGTCCAGTCTCCATCTTTGAATCCTTTTATTATGCCTGCTATTGTCTCAACAATTCCAACAAATATATCAACAACACCACTAAATGTAATACCTATAAATGATGCAATACCTACAAATATTGGAGCCAAAGCGTTTGCAAACCAATCCCATGCTGCAAAGGCAGCTTTTGCTACAGAATCAAAAGTTATACCTATAGAACCTAACGCAGCACCTATTCTACTGAAAGCTTCTATAACCTTATTTTTTATATCTGTAAAAATTGTTATAATACTGTTTCTAAACTTCTCATTTGTATTCCATAAGTATATAACTGCACCAACAACAACGGCAATTGCAGCTGCTATAGCAATCATTGGACCTGTAATAATAGCACCTAACATGTTAAATCCTGCACCAATTTTAGCGACGGCGGCTGATATTATGTGGAAGTTGTTTATCATTCCAGCTATGCCGCTTGTAAGTTTACCGAAGATTAAAAGCAATGGACCAATAGCTGCTACAGCAGCAATAATCTTTAAAATAAACTTTTGCTGGTCGGCATCCAACGAGTTAAACCACTGAGTCAATTCTGTAAGTTTCTGTACAAACTGTCTAAGACTACCTTTTACCAAGTCGGTTATATGAATCTGTGCAGTACCTAATGCAGATGTAAATTTTATCCAGTCACCTTGTAGGTTATCCATCTGCATCATTGCCATACCTTCGGCAGCACCTAAAATCTGGAACGCTGAACTTGTTCTTACTGTTTCCTCACCAAACTTATTTATGGCTTCTTCCATTGTCATAACAGTACCATTATGTAGCACAAACGCTTCATTTGAGTTATCAATAGCATCTGCTAACTTATCAAAACTTTCCTGAGATTGGTCTATAATACCGAGCATTCCA